CTGTAGGGCATACTATGCCCCACTCCCCCAGCTGTTAGACTGGAGAAGCCCACTTCAGTTTTATGCTGACGTACTGAGGACGTCCATAACGTTCTAAGTGCTCATCATCGACAGTTGGCTTACCGCCGACCTGCCAGCCGGATGGTGTGAAAGTCAGATCTTCGGATTCCGAAAGATCATGACGATCTCGCCGTTCGAGCTGCAGGAGGCACTTAGTTAGGGCGTACTCATCCGAGAGTTGATCTCGCGGACTACGTGCGCGAACTACATATCCTCTGACAAGAGGGTAATGAAGCTCAGGATGAATTCGCTGACCCTTTACGGATTCAGTGAATGAAATCCTTCCTAAAATCGGAGAATTGGGGCCCACAACCGGGAAGTGTTTTATTAACTTCACGATCTGGGCATCCAACCACTCGACCGTATCCCAATAGTAAGCAGCATATAGCTGGTTACGTAGGGAAACGAGCGAGACTAGCTCCGATACGTCATGCCGTGATGTAGGGAACTCACGACGAACTCTGACTATACTAACGTCATTGCCGTCGTAATATTCCTTACCACAAGACTCTCTGAACTTACCAGTCCAGAAAGACTTGGTTCGATTCACTCGAATCCCGAAAGACTCGAGTGAGGAAATCACGGTACGCACATATTCTACAGGAACGATAATATCGTCCCCGTAGACTCGCACCTTACCCTTAAAACTCGAAATGAGTTCCGGGGTAAGCGGCGTGCTTAGCTCCTTCTCAATCCCTATGAAGATCATGGTTAAAAACACCATTGCTTCTATGGGAAAACAGAGGGCTGAACCCATCGACGCGAATTTGGCCAGGGGAATAACCCCATGACCAGATACATCAGCCGTCAGGCTACGACAAGAATCGATCGCCCCTTGCAATAAGGGAAAATCGGTAGTCATTAGCCTTACATGCTGATTGGAGACACGATCGGACGCTTCGCTCAAATCGAGCGTAGCAAGGTTACCCATCCGGGAACCTTTCCGGGCAAGAAGTTGGTTTGTTTCTTGCTCTCGGTGACCGACCATCCATCGGAGGTTGTCATCCCTCCTGACGATGGACCAGAGACGATCCGCCAGAGCCTGCTGTGCATATTGCATAGCAACTGGCTCTGCTGCGATTATCCTTGGAGTCTTCAGCGTTTTAGGAACAGGAATCACCCTAGCGGGAAATTCCTGACCGGGTTCGAGGAAGACGATTGGATTTACCTTATCGACTAAAGCCGATGAGGATACACCATACTCTCCAAATGGAAAGTAGGCTTCCAATCGGGCAGGCCAGGTACGATGCTGGTATTTCTGATTTCCAGAAATACGATCAGCAGTTGCACCCGGTCCGTGCTTTGGGAGAAGTGTTCTATCAAAGACATTTTCGTCTAAGAGTCCGAACAAATCTCTAAAAAGCAGAGTAGACACTCGATGAAAATCGAGGCTTTGTGCCTCGGTCATCAAGGCGTCATACTCCCGTACTTCCTGCTCACACTCGACATACTTGTCCATTGCTTCCTTGATCCTTGCATCACTGCAAGGCTTAAGGATCTTTCCAAACATCAACGTGAGTTGACGAATGGATCGAATTGCAGCAACGGACGGGTTGTCGAGAAGCACACCACTGTGGTGGTCGAATACAAGCCCCAGGAAACCTCCGAACAAACGGGGGAGACCTGCCTGCCATGGGAAACCCATGAACAAGGTAGGGGCCACATACCCTTGGTCAAGACTTCTCTCGAAGTCTTTTCCAAAGGATGGGAGGGAAATCGTGAGAAACGATTCACCTTCGTATTCGTACCTCCTCGAGACGTATTTTATGTCTCGAGTGGCGCATGTGCAGCATTGCCTAGCCAATTCATTGGCTAAACGAGTCCAGAGTTGCATTAGGCTTTTCAAAGCCCCTCCTTAAATAGAGGTTAACTTTCCTTAGCCTAATGACCATCGCTCAAAAGCAACCGTTACTGACTTCGTCAGCAACAGCGCTAAAGAACCCAGAGTCTGACAGGATGACGAATAGTCCTAAGACTATCGCAACCACCCGAGACCTTGGCTGTAGGTAGGAATGATCTTCCTTTCTACGCTTTGGAATCGAGTCTCTATGGGTTCCAATCGTCGAAGGAATTCGACTCTTTGGAGCCATACGAGTACCTCCTATTTCAGGAATATAATCCCTGATGTTAGAGGGCAGACCCTAGCTCTCGCCACCAAGAACCTTGGTGATGAGAGCACCCGAAGAGGCGTTGAGCTGGGCTACAAACCCATCAACGACCTGCTTCTTCTCCGTCGCCGTGTACCCGTCGGGTGGAACATCCACCACGACGTAACACGACATCGACACTTCGATGTTATTCGAAGTGTCGAACGGATTAGGCGTGAGCTTCGAGTGGTCAATCCGCATCAAGTGACGCTTACGACCCCGGTTTCCCGGCGTCGTTGAAAACGTCTCTGTGATGAGTCCGTCACCGGACATGTATTGCGACTTGCCACCTTGGACGAAAGTCCTCGGCAGCGAGTTCGCAACCGCATTAATGGTGACAGACTGTGGATCGGTTAGAGCCATAAGGCACAACTCCTTGCGGGAATTCAATCCCGCGATTGTTGGTG